TCGTGGCTTAATGGGGGCGGCGGGGGCTTCGGCTCCCGCCAATTCCCGATGGAGGTACCATGTACAAGATGCGAGCCCTGAGAGATTTCCAGAGCATCCGTCTCGGAAACATTGTGAAGGGCCAATCTTTCAAGGCAAACAAACTTGAGGCCGAGGCTTTCGGTTCTCACAAGCTGGCACTTCTATTGGATGACAATGACCGCGTTGTGTTTGTCGAGAAGCCGGTAGAAGAACAGCCCCATGCCCTTGACGTTCCTGTAGAGGAAGAGCCGCGTGTCAAACGTCGTTACACTCGCCGAAGCCAAAATGCACCTGAAGGTGACGCAGAATCTTGAGGATTCGCTTCTTCAAGACATCTACATTCCGGCGGCTGAGTTTCATATCAGGAACATTCTGGATGGCGACATTCCGGGGCTGACGGATTCGCCTCCCGCTGTCCCGGCTCCGCTGAAAGCGGCGGCGCTTCTCATCATCGGTGACCTTTACGAGAACCGCGAACAAACAATCGTGGGGACTATAATTTCGGTTAATCAGACCGCGATCAATCTTGTTCACTTCTACCGCGACAACATGGGCATCTAATGCGAGCCTTTGTCATAGCCAATGGCCCAAGTCTCAAAAAGCAGGATGTAGACTTGTGCCTAGGCGGTGGCAAGGTTGTTGCGGTGAATGACGCCTACCGTCTTGCACCGTGGGCCGATGTTCTTTATGCAGCCGATCATCCGTGGTGGGAAAGACACGCCGCCGAGACATGGGGTTTCATCGGGGACAAATGGACATGCAATGAAATCGCCGCACGAAAGCATGACCTGAAACACATCCCTGTCAGATCGGATGTTTCATGGTCAACGTCCAAAGAGTATGTCGCATCCGGCGGTAACAGCGGGTTTCAGGCGATCAACCTTGCGTTCCTCATGGGAGCCCGAGAAATCATCCTGCTAGGGTTCGACTATTCCACAGATGAAACCGGCAAGAAACATTGGTTCGGTTCGCATCCGGGTCCATTGAACAAAGATAGTAATTACCGAGATTGGCTTCGCAGGATCAAGAAGGCCGCGCCTGAGATTAAACAATCTGGATGCCGGGTTATAAATTGTTCCCGCGTCTCCGCGATTGATTGTTTCGAGCGTATGGATTTGGAGGATATCCTGTGCTTGTCGTAATCGGGCATGGTGCATCCCCAGATGGCAAGGGCTGGGGTGTCGAGATTGACAAGCACCCGGTTGTCAGGATGCACGATAGCTTCTGGCAGGAACCTTCGGACTGGGGCGCAAGGTGCGATTACACCGTATTGCCCGGACCGTGGGGGCCAAAGATTTACACCATGCCGACACGGACGCCTAATCGCGCGTGGATGCTCTACACTCTTCCGATGCAGCGCAAGGGCTGGAAAATCCGCAAGGCTATGGCTGGCCGTCCTATCGTTCCTCAGAGGATTTCCGATGAATGCCGAAGCATTTACTCCGAGGGCTTTGTGCCGACGCGGGGGCTTTGTGCAATCATCATGGCCCACAAGGTATTGAAGGCAACGGACATAATGCTTATCGGATTTGATAGCATTCTGTCCGGTGTGACGAAGCCTTATTCCCAACGTGTGCCCAAGGAAATTAGCGAAGTAGTAACGCCGGGGGATGTGTGCAACAGGCGTCACCATTTCGAGTTGGAAAGAGAATGTCTTTTCTCGTGGGCCAGTGAGGCCAAGGTAAATCTTGTGGAGGCTTCATGGCAGCACTAACCATCATCGCTAATGAAGGTTCCGAAACACAGACATCCAACGGCGAGAGATTGGCCGAAGGTGTGCGGCAGTGTGGCGACGTGGCGGTTATGATGCCGGGTCATGGTCAGCCTAAAACAAAACATGTTGCCTGCTGGGGATGGCGGCGCGGAAAGAAACTGCGTCAGCGCGGCCATGAGGTTCTTGTCGTGGAGAGGGGTTATCTGGGCGACCGCTTCAAATGGCTGGCCCTTGGATGGAATGGACTAAACGGAAAGGCTGATTTCCGGCTTCCCTCAAAGGTAGACGCGGAAAAGTTTAACCGTCACTTCCGCCAATTCATGAAGCCGTGGAAGTCGGGCGGTGACTATGTGTTAATCATGGGGCAGGTTCCGGGCGACATGTCCATTGAAGGCGTCGCCATGAACCAATGGTATGTCAGCGCAGCATCTGAAATGGAAGCGCGGTTTGGACTGCCGGTTTACATCCGCCCTCATCCCGCTGCCGTGCAACGTAGGATATGGACACGCATTCAGGGCATACCGGAATTGAAGGGTACTCTTGACGAAGCCTTTGCCCGCGCTCGTTGTGTGGTGACGTATAATTCAAACTCTGGAACGGACGCCGTTATGGCTGGTGTTCCTGTTATCATGCAGGATCGCGGCGGCATGGCGTGGCCGGTAAGTGCGCAGGGGCTGAATGCTGATATAATCACGCCGGATCGTGGGGCGTGGGCCGAGCGGCTTTCATGGTGCCAGTGGAACGATGATGAACTTTCGTCCGGTGCGGCGTGGCATAATGTGAGCCTGGGCAAATTCGATGAGGCTCTAGATGCAATCGGGTAAACTCGATCAGGTCGTTACTCTGTATAGCCCGGTTAATTCAAGGTCCGGGCTTGGTGACGACATTCTCACATTCGTTTCTGAAGGCGACGACTGGGCAGATGTGATTTCCGTTCGCGGTGAGGAATCCTTTGTTGCCGCCCGCATGGATGCGCGGCGAATGATAAAGGTTAAGCTCCGGTTCCGTGATGATATCGAAACGACATGGCGCGTCCGGTGGGATGGGCAAGATTACGACATCAAAGACGTTGACCGATCCGAGCGCCGCAAGGGCGAGCTTTGGCTTATGGCGCAAGCGGTGGATGCAACATGACGCAAGGTATTAAAATCGAGGGCATTCCCGGCGTCAGAAGGACGCTCAAGGAATTGGGGCCGGTGATAGAAAAGCGCGTTGTTGCGGATGCCACCCGTAATGTTGCGAGAAAGACCGCGAGTGAAATCAAGAAAGCAGCGCCACGATCCTCTGCGAGTGACCGCAGTCCGGCGAGTATCAAATACGGACACCTGCGAACTAACATCAAGGCACAGAAAAAACGGGCAACGCTCTATTTCGTCAACGTGGGCCGTTCTTTCTGGGGCCGGTTTCTTGAGTTTGGCACGTCTCGAATGCCTGCCCGCCCGTGGTTCCGCCCGAAGTGGGACGCGATCAAAGGCCAGATGGAAGCGGGCTACGTCACGGAAATAGACCGGCAGATACAGCGTCAGGCCGAGAAACTGGCCGCGAAGAATGCGAGGCTGAAATGAACTTCCTCTCAGCCCTCTACACTCGCCTCAGTGCGAATATCTCTTTGGTGTCTGGCCGGGTCTATCCCTTGCTGGCAAAGCAGGGCACGGCCAAGCCCTACATCGTCTATCAGATTATCTCTGCCGAGCGCGTCCATTCGGATGATGGCCCGGCCCATAACACCATGCCGAGGGTTCAAATAGATTGCTATGGCCAAACGTATGAACAGGCAAGGTCAGTATTTGAGGCCGTCCGGGTTGATCTTGATGGCTTTTCTGGCCCGCTTGAGACGGCGGATTCCCCTCCCGAAATCGTTAACGTACAGGCCATAGAGCTTATGTCCGAAAGCGATTTCATTGAAGAGGAAGGGGACAAGCGCATCTATCGGGTTTCGGCGGACTTCTGGGTGATGTACCCCGAATAGTCCTTTTTTTCTAGGGCCTAGGCGGCTATACTAGCCGAAAAGTTTAGGCCCCTTGCAGGAGACTAGCAATGAGCAACGGCTATAACGGACGCGACCTGATTATCAAACTCGACGGCTCGCCGCCGGTTGCCATTGCGGCGGTCACGTCCAAGGAAATCGCCCGCGCCCGCGAGGCGGTGGACGTAACGACCGACGACTCCAACGGCTGGCGGACGCTTCTCCCCAACCCCGGAATGCGGACTATCGACATTACGGTCGAGGGTGTGGCGACGGCTGAGAACTACGCGCAGCATCTCGAAATGTGGGATGGCTCCACGATGGAGAACATCATCCTTGAACATCCCGATGGCTCCACGGATAGCGGTGCCTTCTTCATTTCCGCCCTGTCGCATTCCGGCGAACACAACGGCGCGGTGACGTTCTCGATGCAGATGCAGTCGAGCGGTGCAATCGTGACTACCCCGGCTACCTCGTAATGCAGATTAGCGGAACAGTAACGGTCCCGTTTCAAGGCAAAGACTATGAAGTCCGCGCCGCGTTTTCGTTTATCGAGCGGGTCGAGAAGCGAGTTAACATTCTCCGCGTTGCCCAGCTTATGGGGGTGGGGGATGTGAGGATTTCAGACATTGCGTGGATCATCTGGTCCGCGCTTATGCCTGAAATGAAAGACGTGTCTTACGAGGATGTAGGCGAGGAAGTCGCGGGCAATCTCCCGCTTTACGCGCAGGTTTCCGCGAACCTCATTGAAGCCTGCCTGACCAATCGTTCAGCACAAGAGGAACCCGCGTCTAAAAAAAAGGCCCTCCCCCGCAAGAGATAATCTGGGCTGAGTTTTACAAGATCGTAGTTGGCTTGTGGGGGTTTTCACCATCGGAATTTTGGGCAATGACGGTCCCCGAATTTTGGCTGATAGCGGATGCAAAGAAGCCTCCCGAAATGGTAGGCAAAATCAGGAAAGATGACTTCGACCGTCTGCATGATCTATTGAAGAAGGCCCAGAATGGCGAGCCTCGGTAAACTCAATATCGTTCTGGGCGCAGTTACAAAAGGCCTAGTTAAGGGTCTGGGCGATGCCGACCGGCGTGTCGGTTCTTTCGGAAAAAGCATGGTCAACCTTGGCGCTGTTGCGGCCAAGGTTACGGCGGCGGTAGTCGCGGCAGGCGCTGCGATTGTCACCGCGCTTGTTAAAAACTCCCTCGCCGCAATAGACACACAATCAAAGCTCGCTCGCCAGCTTGGCGGGACGGTGGCCGGGCTTCAATCCCTAGAGCATCACGCCAATTTGTCCGGCGTATCGAAGGAAATGCTGGCACAGGCCGCGCAGCGTCTTAACCAGCGGCTTGGTGAGGTAGAGAGAAAGGGCGCTGGACCGGCCAAGGATGCGCTGGACAGGCTCGGGATTTCCGCCCGCGAGCTTTCCGCGATGGACGTTGACGAGCGGTTTGCCACGCTCGCGGACCGTATGAAGGCCGCCGGGTTTTCGTCGCAACAGATGGCCGACACGCTTCGCCAGCTTGGTATTCGGCAGGGTGAGATTATCAACCTGCTTGAGAGCGGTGGCGATGCGATCCGCAATTCCAGAAATGAAATTGAGGCGTTTGGTGTTGCAGTTTCCGATGTAGACGCGATACAGATTGAGCAGGCCAATGATGCGATGACGCGCATCGGGCTTATCATGCGCGGCATTGGCAATCAGCTTGCGGTGCAGCTTGCCCCGATTATTGAGGGTGTCGCGACCGCACTTACGGACGCGGCCAGAGAAGCGGGAGGGTTTAAGGACGCGATTGCGGATGCAGTTGGAATAGCAATCAAGATAGTTGGATATCTGGCGGACGGTGTTTCAACGCTTCACCGCGCATGGACGATCATGTCAGCCGGTGCCGTTGGCGCGTTTAATCTTATCGTGCAGGGCTATCAGAAAGTTGCCGTTGCCTTTGACCGCATGATGACGGTTATCAGCGGCGAAAGTGAAGAGCGCACGGCGTGGGTTCGTAAGGTTCAGTACGACGCATTTCAGGCAGAAATGGCGTACCGCAAAGCCGTTGAAAACATGCACATGGTCAACAGGGAGCCGTGGCCTAGCGAGACTTTTAACGAGTGGATAGAGAACATAAAAACAAAGTCCCGCGAGGCAGCAGAAGAGGCCGTCAAGAATCGTGCAGAAATTCTGGGCGGCAACGGTGAGAACGAAGAAGACCGCAAGATGCAGGAACGCCTCGCCAAGCAGGAAGAGGCGGAACGCAAGCGTATGCAGGCGCGACTTGAACAGTTGCAGTTTCAGCTTATGACCGAAGAGCAACAGGAAATCGACAGTTATAACCGCCGCCTTGAAGAGATTGCGCTGTTTCAGGAAAACGAACTTATATCAATTCAGGAAGCGCAGGCCATGAAAGAGGCTGCGACTTCGCAGCATCTTGACCGCATCGGCGCAATGGAGAAGCGCGCGGCGGATGAGCGCAAGCGTATTCAGGATCAAGAGGCCCGCGAACGTCAGCAAGGGTGGTCTGATTTCTGGAACAACATGACGGGCCTTATGAACTCGGGTTCTAGGGCCATGTTCAACATCGGCAAGGTTGCTGCACTCGCCAAGGGCGTGATTGATATGTATGAATCCATCATGGGCGCATACAAGGTAGGTGCCCGTATTGGTGGCCCCCCGCTTGGCGCGGCTTTTGCTGCGGCTGCTGGCGTTGCGCAGGCGGCCAATCTCGCCGCAATCCGTTCGGCTCAATTTGGCGGCGGCGGTTCGGCTGCGGCCCCGGCAGCGGGTGGTGGAACTGTTTCCAGTCAGGCACTTGCGGGTACGGGTGCGGATGCGCAGACA